ACACTCAAAGGGAGAGACCCTGAGTTATATTGTAGAAGTTTTACAGTATGATTCAGGGTTTTTTTATTTTAAATTATTAGGAGGCAAAAATGAATGATTTTAATTGTACTTTAACTGCAAAAGATTCAGCAGTAGGTTATTACGATTCGCAAAATTGTTGGCATCCTTGGAATTGGTATGATTATTACACGATTTACCCTACCTTTTATCCGCAAGTTAATATTGTAGAGGACAAAATGGCAAAGGCTTTTAAAGTAGTCTCAAAACTAATAGAAATGAAAATAATTGAAAATATCGAAGTTGTGAAATTTATAGAGCTTGTTAATAAAATATCAGAGGTTTTATAAGGGGATTAATATGGCAATACCAGGATTATTTACAATAGATTTAGGCTTATTTTTAAATGCAATTCAATTAATGGCTTTATTTACATTATGTGGTGGTTTTTGTCAAATTAAATCAATAGAAGGTTTTTTTGTTTGGGGAGAAATATTAAAAGTGGATTTATTAAAATAAAATTAAAATCTCCTTGTATTTTAAATAGGATTCGTTATCTATGAATGATAATGTTCAAATAAGAAAAGATGCAGTTATAAATATTGGCAAAATGCCAGAGTATATAAGACAATATGTTATAGAAAAATTAAAAAATCCTAATGATTTATATGATAATAAAGAAAAATATCCTAGTGAATTTAATTATAATTTAAAAGAGATAATAAGAAAACTAAATAATAGACATTGTATGTTATGTGGTAAAAAAGAAGATATGTTAAATCGTAAACTTTGCGTACATCATATTGATTACAATAAAAAAAATTGTAGCATTAAAAATTTAATTAGTCTTTGCAATAGTTGCCATATTAAAACTAATACTAATAGGCAAAATTGGATAGATTTCTTTACTAGTAGCAACAAAGGGGCAGAAAATGTCAAATCCTAATCCTAAACGTAAATGGAAGCCTGGTCAAAGTGGTAATCCTAAAGGAACTTCAAAAAAACAAGCTGCTGTTAATGCTATAGTTAAAAGAATAAGAGAAATTGAAAAACATGAATTAACTGAGTCATTTAGTGAATTATATAAAATGACTAGAAATCAGTTGAAAAAAATAATAGATGACCCAAAGACATCAATGAAAGAAGTTATTATAGCATCGGCTATATTTGAAGCAGCAAAATCAGGACAGTTTGCTTATATACAACCTTATATAGCATACATATTTGGAATGCCAACTCAAAAAATGGAGCATACAGGGAAAAATGGAGAACCAATTAAGTTATCAGATTCCAGACAAAGGTTGCTTGATAGAGTCCTTAAAAAAATATCCCAAGGATAAAGTAATTAGTGCTTTTGAAGATTTATCAGATAAAGAAGCAAATTTACTTTTGACAGATTGGAAATTATGGGCTCGTAAAGAACAATTGCCTCCTGAAAAATATTGGGAAATATGGTTAATATTAACAGGACGAGGATGGGGAAAAACTAGAACAGGAGCGGAATGGGTATTACAAAGAGTTCGGGAAGGATATAAAAGAATAGCATTAATAGGACAAACAAAAGCAGATGTAAGAGATACTATGATAGAAGTAGGTGATTCTGCAATTTTAAATATAGCTTCTCCTGATTTAATTCCAGAATATGTACCTTCTAATAGACGCTTAACATGGAATAAAGGTAAGAAAAATGAAGCGATTGCAATTATTTATTCAGGAGATGAGCCTAGTCAATTAAGAGGGCCCCAACATGATACAGCGTGGGTGGATGAACTTGCGAAATTTAAATACCCTCAAGAAACATGGGATAATTTAGAATTAGGGCTAAGATTAAGTCTTGACCCTAAAATATGTGTAACTACTACTCCTAGACCTATTCCAATTATAAAAAAATTAATTAAAGAAAAAAATACAGTGGTTGTTAGGGGAAATACATATGAAAATATTGAAAATTTGCCAAAAGTTTTTGTTTCAAGAATAAAAGATAAATATGAAAATACAAGAATAGGTAGACAAGAATTGAAAGGTGAAATATTAGAAGAAGTTCAAGGTGCTTTATGGAATTTAAATCTTATTGATAAATATAGAGTTAATGAAATTCCTGACCTTAAAAGAATAGTTATTGCTATAGACCCAGAAGCTACAAGTACAAAAGATTCAGCAGAAACAGGAATAATTGGAGCAGGATTAGGCATAGATGGTCATGGATATATTTTAAATGATAGGTCTTTAAGAGCTAGACCAGATGTTTGGGGAAGTCAAGCAATAAAACTTTATAATGAATTAAAAGCAAGTAGAATTATAGCAGAAATAAATAATGGCGGTGAAATGGTTGAATCTGTTTTAAGAACTATTGAAGAAAGTATAAGTTATAAAGCTATTCATGCTAGTAAAGGTAAATTAACAAGAGCAGAGCCAATATCAGCTTTATATGAGCAAGGCAAAGTGCATCATGTTGGAGTGTTTGCTGAATTGGAAGACCAAATGTGTAATTGGATTCCAGGTGAAAAATCTCCAGATAGAATGGATGCTTTAGTTTGGGCATTGACTGAATTAATGTTAGGAAACGAAATTATATTTTCTGTTTATTAGAGGCATTATGAAATTTAGTTTTAAAAATGTATGGAATAAATTATTTAGTAGAGGCAATGAAATAAAATCAGCTAGTGTTGAAACTATAGCAAGCACTATCCAACAAGCCCTTAGTGGATTTTCCGAGAATAGAAAAAGTTTAAGCGTTAAAGAAACTATTTTTTATTATACTACTGTTTCCGCAGTATATAAAGCTATTAATTTACTGTCCAAAGAGTTTTCTTCAATTGTTCCTTTATTGCAAGATAAAAGTAACAATAAATTTGTAGCTAATAATCCAGTTAATGATTTACTGTCAAAGCCTAATGCAGATATAACGAGGTTTGAATTATTTCAGGAGTTAAGCTCCTATTATTTAATATCAGGAAACACTTATTTAATGGCTATCGGGAATGTTAATAAACCGCCTTTAGAATTGTTTACAATAAGACCTCAAAATGTTTCGATTGATTCACAAGGCAATAGTAGTTATGTTCAATCATATAAAGTTAGTTTACAAAATGGGGATAAGGTTGTATTTAAACCAAAAGAAGTAAATGGGCTTTTGAGATATATCAATTCAGACGGAAGGGAGTTGTGGCATATTAGAATGTTTAATCCGAGTGGGGATAAGTTTAAGGGATTGTCGCCTTTAGAGCCTATCTTTTCAGAGGTTGAACAGTTGAGAAAATCTAATACACATAATTTATCAACCTTAGTTAGAGGTGCAAGATTATCGGGTATTTTGAATCCAGAACAACCTCTTAGTGATGTACAGAGAAAACAATTAGATGCACAGCTAAAAGAATTAATCTCTGGTTCTGAAAATGCAGGTAGAATATTGGTAGCAGAAGGTGGGAAAATATCTTTTAAAGAAATGTCTCAAACCAATAAGGACATGGATTTTGCGAATCTTAAAAAAGATATTACTTCGGTGGTTTACAATAATTACGATATTCCATTACCTCTAATCAGCATGGATGCAATGACGTATTCAAATTATGCAATTGCTCTTTTGGCTCTATACGATAATGCAGTATTGCCTCTGGCTAATAGATTTTACGAGGAGCTAACAAGATTTTTACTGCCTCGATATAATATGGATATAGGCAAGCTTAGAATATTTTACAACACGATTGACATTTCAGCTTTAGAGCCTCGAAGGATAGAGAAGGCGAAGGCTTATAAAGAGACAGAGGCAACAAGTAAAAATGAAATAAGAAATATACTTGGTTTACCTGATGTAGAGGGTGGAAATGTTATTTATGTTCCCTCAAATTTAGTTCCAATGGGAACGAATCCATTACTAATAAAACAACCAGAGCCGACTAAGGCAAAGTTCGCAATGATAATGCGGAACATACTCAATCCAGACGGGTCGAGAAGGTTTACAGACGAAGAAATTATTGAAATGGCGGAAGAAGAAGGATTGATAGGAGGCTAAAATGGCAAGTCTTGGAAATTGTACTATAAAAGTAAGAACTAAAGTTGAATTACCTAAGGGTTTTTCTATTAGAAAGATTTTAGCTGTACCTTTTGCATATATTATAAGATTGATATTAGGCGATTTTAAACTTAGTCTTTCACAGGAGAAATAAAATGTTTATCAAATATGGTTGTCAAAGAATAGTTAATACTTATAATATCCTTAATATTGATAAGGAAAGTATGGAAAATAAATATTTTATTATGTTTGAAAAAGGTAAAGATGATAGAACTTGTTGGATATTTCATGACGTAAAAGAGAGGGATTCTGTATATAGCACATTAATTAAAATGTTAAAAGTAAGGGAAATAAATGTCAATAGCAAACAGCAAGAAAGAGGCTCAAAAAATAGCGGCTAAATCAATGGCTATACAAATGAAAATAATTGAATCATTTGCAAGGGCTATACGAAGGATTTTTACAAGAATGGCAAATGACTTTCAGGCTACATATATAGATACAAGGCAGGTTTTAAGTTTGACATCTTATAAACCTGATATAATTGCTTTATTGAGAGATTATTATAGTAGGACTGCGAAGATATTTAAAAACAATATCCGCAAAGGCTTGAAATTAAGCTCCGAAGAAATTGCACAAAAGATAGATAGCCAATTGGCAGTATTCGTAAAAGGACATTCAATGGCACAGTCGGATATAATCATAACTACATTACAAAAGAATTTAGTGCAGGATTTAAACGATGTAATGATAGAAGCAGCAGCAGACGGGATTGTACTTGACAAATCAGTTGTTGCTAAAAATACAAGAGATAAGTTCTTGAAAAAATCAAAAAACAGAGCAGAGACAATTGCTCAAACAGAAGTTGGAACAGCTTCGGGATATTCTACTCAAACAGAGGCGCAAGTTTTAAAGCAACATGAAAATTTAAATGTTAAAAAAATATGGGTGTCTATGTTAGATGATGTTACAAGAATATCCCATGTTTTTGCAGACGGACAGATTCAGAACATGGACGACCCTTTTATTGTAGGCGGAGAGGCTTTACAGTATCCGAAAGACCCGAATGGGTCAATTGAAAACACTATCAATTGCAGGTGCGAAAGGGTGTTTTTGACTAAATAAGAATAAGGAGGAATTATGTCAAGTAAATATGAGTATAAAGTAATTACATTTAGACCAGTTGACCCGAATATGGATGATGAATTAGAGGAAGAAAAGGTATTAAATGAATATGGTAAACAAGGCTATAAATTAATTAATGTTTTACAATGGGATGAATATGTTTATTTCTATTTTATGAAGGAAAAATAAATAATGATTATTCCAACTAACTACGATGATTTTATAGATTTAAGTTTAGCAGTTATTTTGATTTTAATTATGATATTAGGAATGTTTTCAGTTATTTATGGGGCATATAGATTGACGCTTTATGTATTGAATATTTAGAGGAGAGTCAATAATGGATGACACGCAAGAGAAAAAGCCTAAATTTAAAGTAGGGCAAGAAGTTGAATGGACAGGAGGACTTAAAATTCTTGATATTAAATATGTCAAAGATGATAGTTATTATATATCTGAATCAGAGAGAGGAGTTGGAAGATATATGTATTTGGTTCGATATTTAAATGGTCAAGGATTTTATGGGTTAGACTGGTTTTATGAAATGGAGTTAAAAGAAGTAGAAGAGGAAAAATAAAAGGATAATAATTTTAAACCTATTTTATTTGAGCCTACTTCTAATAAGGAGAATGAAATGGAAGATGACAGATTTGATTTAGATGAAATTGACGTAAAGGAAATGGAGCATAAAAGTTTTGAATTTAATGTAACAGAAACAAAACAGCAGGAAAAAAACGGAGTGCCTATTGGAATTATCAAGGGCTATGCCTCTACTTTCGGAAACATTGACAGATTTAATGACATTATTTCAAAAGGGGCTTTTACAAAAACGATTAAAGACCACAGGAAAGCACAGAGACAAGTTAGAATGTTACATCAACATTATAGGTTAGCTTTAATAGGCGGATTTCCGCCTGAATTTTTAGAGGAGAATGATAAGGGTTTATTTGTGGAAGGACATATTAATCTCGAAGTACAGGCAGGAAAAGAGCTTTATTCTTTAGCGAAACAGGGCGTATTAAAGGATATGTCAATCGGATTTACTACAAAAAAATCAGATACAGACGAAGAAACAGGGATTAGAACTCTTAAAGAAATTAGATTATGGGAAATTAGTTTAGTTGACGAGCCTGCAAATACGCAAGCTCAAATAACAGATGTAAAAACAGCGATTGAGGATATTTATAATGGCAATGTAAAAACAATAAGTGATTTTTTAAAACATAAAAAAGGATTAAGTAATGAGGAGGTGAAGGCTGTAATTGTATCTTTGAAAAGATTATCTAAAGCACAAGGCAAAGAGTATGATTCGCAAAAGGCGAATCGTCAAGTGGATAATTTTTTAGTTAATAGTTTATTGGACGAAATAATCAAGGTTCAGGAAAAAATTTAAAAGGAGAGGTGAATAACAATGGCAGATGAAACTAAAGATTTTAATGAAAAATTAGACAAAGTGTTGGAAAATACAACGAAAGCGCAGAAAAGATTTGATGAATTAGAAGCGAAAAGTAGGGAAAATGAAAAGAAATATGATGAAGCTGCAAAACATTATGCTGATGAATCAGCAAAGGCTTTAGAGGAAATTCAAAAATTGCAGCAGAAATTAGCTGCCGAAGAAGAGGCGAGGCAGCAAATGGAAAAAAGCCTTTATCGTTTAAATGACGGAAAAGGTGAGGATAGTGAATTAAATAAAAAAGCTCATAATGAGTATGTTCGCTATTTCAGAAGCAAAGAGCCTATTTCGCAGGATGTTATTGAATCAGTGGCAACTGGATTTGTTGATAAGGCTTTTGTGGGATTAACTGATGAACAGAAAGAATATCAACGTAAAGCCTTGATAGCAGGAGTTAATCCGCAAGGTGGATATTGGTTAAGACCTGAAATATCATCTAAAATAATCACAAGAATATTTGAGACTTCGCCTATTAGAAGTGTTGCGACTGTTATAAATACGTCCGCAGGTAGTATTGAAATGGTCATAGACGATAATCAAATGACTTCTGGTGGTTGGGTTAGCGAAACTGGTACAAGAAGTGAAACTGCGACTGCTAATATTGGAAAATTAGAAATTTATGCACATGAACAATATGCAATGCCTTATTTGACGCAAACAATGATAGAAGATGCAGGGTTTGATATAGAGGCTTGGGCGACGCAGAAAATTATCAGAGATTTGACTATTGCAGAAAATACTGCATTTGTAACTGGTAATGGTTCTGGGAAACCAAAAGGCATGGGCGGATATAGTGCATGGACGACTAATGGAACTTATGAGAGAGGAAAAGTTGAACAGGTTGCCTCTGGTTCTGCTGGAGCATTTACTTCTAATGGATTAATTGATTTGCAAAATTCATTAGTTGAAAGGTATCAACCTAATGCTAAATGGTTGACAAAGCGTGCTAACTGGACATCAATTTTGCAGCTTAAAAATGGACAGGGTTCATATTTGATTAATCCGAGAATCATGGCAGAAGGTGCTGATAAGGTTCTACTTGGTAATCCTGTTATGTTTGCTAATGATGTTGCGGCAGTTGCGAGCAATGCTTTGGCTATGTACTATGGCGATTATCGTGAAGGATATGTAGTTGTTGATAGATTTGGATATAGAATAGTGCGTGATGAGTTAACTTCGAAGCCTTACATTAAGCTTTATACTACCAAGAGAACAGGCGGAGCAGTTATGAATTACGATGCTATCAAGATTCAAAAACTAGCAGCATCTATATAATAGTTGTTTAAATTAAAAACTAAAAAAGGAGGCAAATACAATGCCAAGAAAAGATATAAGAAGTGATTTTGAGTTAGTATGTTTACTAAATTCTACAATAAGCACTGATACTAATACAGACAGTGAGATTCTTGATGTTGCTGATTATGACGGTGGAGTTACACTTTATTTAATGTGTTCTGCATATACCGACGGAACATATACTCCAGTTATTCAAGAGGGTGATGATTCTTCATTAACAGATGCATCTTCTACAGCCGACGGAGATATGATTCCGCAGACTACGCCTGAAGCAAGTGCTGCTGTTACGGCTGCGACTGCTACCGACGGAAGTGCTGCTTTAACATCTATAGGTTATATTGGGGCAAAGAGATATGTTAGAGTTAGAATAACTTCAACATCTACGTCGAGTGGTGCTACATTGCAGGTTTTCGCATTAAAGAAAAAAGAGATACTATCTCCTCTATAATCTGACTTAGTAGGGGGAGATAATTAAAAGTTGTCTCCCCTTGCTATATAAAAGGAGGTATTATGAAATTAAAAATATTGAAAGATTGCAGATGGGCGCAGGCTCCGCATGAGCCTCAATTATCTTTTAAAAAAGATGAAGTTGTAGAGGTTCAAGATTATTTAGCAAAAGACATGATTAAAGTTGGAGATGCTGAAATAGTTACTGAGAATAAAGAGGCTAAATTAGAAGATTCCAAAAGGGAAGATAAATTAGCTGATACAAAAGAAGAAAAAAAATCAAAGAGAGGAAGAAAACCAAAAAAGAGAGGTGAAATGTAATGAAAAAGAAATTATTTGTTTTAATTGGTTTAATATCAATTATAGCAATGCCTTGTTTTGCTGCGGGTGAATATAATGTAGATAATTACTTTCAAAATCCTGGTTCAGGAGATGATAACAATTTAATAATTAGTGGAACGCAGACTGTTAGTGGTTATCTGAGTATAACTGGAAATCAGAATATAAGTGGAAGTTTATATTCATCTATAATGCCTGTATTTAATGCAGGGCTTAATATTAATGGTAATATAATTCATAATGGGATGTATATTGATGAAGCGCAATCAGTATCTAAAGTTACTGCTTCTAGCGATACTACAATTACCGTTACGAATAAATTAATAGCGATTACAGTAACAGCACCTGATGCTGGAGTAATAAGCACGGCACATCCATTGCTTTCAACTACAACGGCTACAAATTATTCATACTACAGAATTATATTGTTGTCTACGAATACATTTACTATTCAAGATAATGATACTGATTCTGGAAGTTTAGTAGAATTATCGTCAGCCACGCAATATACTTTAGTGCAGAATAAATGGATAGACCTTTTTTATTATAATGGGAAATATTATCAAGACGACCCTATAGGGATGTCAACTGATAATATAGGTATATCGGGTACATTAACGGCTGAACAAGTTGATTCTACAGATGATGCCACGAT